GCGTGGACATATGCCAACTTTGACTACATGAGCGGTGTATCGTTCTTACCGTTCTCTGAGCATACATATAAGCAAGCACCTTATCAGGATACTGATGAAGCAGGATACAAAGAGTTGTTGAAGATTATGCCAAAGGATATCAACTGGGCAGATCTAAGCGAATACGAATTGAGCGATACCACAGTGGGCAGTCAAGAACTTGCTTGTGCTGCTGGGAATTGTGAGATCGTATAATGAAAGAATTATACGACAAAATATACTCTACTGTTCGGAGTTATGATGGAAAAATAAATCACAAAATAGATCTAGTTAAAACCAATATCGCCGGATTGATCAGCGATGCCAGCATTATCGATATTGGTTGCGGAAAGGGGCACTATGCGCGCAGTATTAAATCCTTGGGATATCACAACTACACTGCGTTAGAATTTTCTACTGCTTGTTGCGAAGAATTCCTTAAAGATGTGCCTCACATTAATGCAGATTTTTTGGAATATGGTCCAACGGTGCCTGATGGTCAATACGATTTGTGTCTTTGCATGGATGTGCTTGAGCATATTTCGTATGAGCGCATAGATGAATTTGTTTCTAACATCAAACGTATCAGTCAAAAATCTTTGTTAGGAATTGCAAATCATTCTGATATGTTTTTGGGGGAAGAGATTCATTTAATACAAGAAGAGATATCTTGGTGGACCAAATTACTGGAAAAACATTTTGACCGTGTACATTGTATCCACGAAACTCCTAAATTCTTTATGTTTGTGTGTGAGAACGTATAGTGGAAGAATTCGACTATTCCTTAGATTGCACCTCTTGTGATGTTAAATTACAACTGAAAGTCGTTTATGAAGATGAGTTCCCAGCTTTTTGTCCTATGTGTGGTGAAGACGTAAATGAGGGTTGGAAAAGTAATGGTTAATCCACAAAATATGAAAGATCGTGCGGCAGAAATTTCTATAGAAGTTCCTGCTAACAGAATTGTCAAATTGCGCGGAGCGATAATTAGTTTAGGCGCGCCGTCAAACGCTCATGACTGGACTTGTAGCATTTATTGTCCTGTAAAGAATAAAATTTTTGTTATTGACGTTGCAGTTTTAATGGGAATTAAAAAATTTAGTCTTACGAATGATGGCGACTATAACAAGCGCTCGTTTTCCTACGTCAAAACAGTGTGTGATAAAATTTTCCGTTTCTGTCAAGATGTTTTGGGAATAAACGAATTTGACTCCATAATTTATAAACTTGAGTGGGGTCCAAACAGGGGCAAAAGGAATTTCGATATTTCCAATTTTTCAAGAATGATTGCCTTTGAATTTACTAGAAAGTTTAATTGTGAAAAATTCGTAGAGTTGACCTTTCCAGAACACAACGAATTACATGCGCTCGGTGCATATTACAATTCTGGTTTCAAGAAAAGTTTTTTTCTTGCTTATGATGCAGGATGCGGATCAACAAATTTCCTTACCGGCGGAATCGATAAAAACCAAGTTGTGTTTAGTCTCGGATATCCATATCAAATACATTTCTGCTTATCAGCATATCTTGCTCAGAAACTTATTCCCATGACCAACCCAAGAAAAGTGTGGGAATTGGATATTGCTGGAAAAGTTATGGGACATAGCGCCTATTTTAAAGCATTGTATCCCAATTACGATGAAAAAAAATATCGCGGGGTTGTTGATATTTTAAAAAATTCTACTGTGGTGAGGGAACACAAAAAACGTAATCCTAATATTACGAGTCTGTACGAAGAATGTCCTGATACTGAAGAAAGCATAATGTCTCTTACTTCCGCCATGCAAGAAGCGCACAACGAGTGCGTAGTTGATTTTTTTTATAAAGACGATCTGTACAAATCAATAAAAGAAAATTGGGATAACAACCTTTGTATGTCTGGCGGTTCTTCTCTTAACGTTCTTACTAATGAGATTATCAGGAAAGAATTTGGTTTTAATGTTTTTGTTCCTGCAGACCCAGGAGACAGCGGATTGTCAGAAGCGTTGTTGCAACAATACTTAAATGACGTTTTAGGAATTCCTCCGACAATAATCGGGTCTGAAACAAACGTTCCTCTTATGGACCTTAAATATCCGCCATCTCCGAGCAAAATTATTTCTCTGGAACAATTGTGTTCTTTGCTTAGAAAGGGCAAAATTGTAGGGTTTTTGGAAGGTAATGTAGAATACGGACCTCGGGCGCTCGGAAAACGATCTATACTATGTGACCCTTCATATAAAAATATGAAAGATAAAATAAATAAGAATGTAAAAAACAGAGAATGGTACAGACCCTTTGCTCCTGTATGTAAATTAGAAGACGCTCATATATATTTTGATAGAGACCGATTTGACGACCTTTCAACTATGTCTTTTGCTGTTAATGTTAAAGACGAATACAAAGAACAATTATCTTCTATAACGCACGTTGATGGTACAGCAAGATTACAAACCGTCACTAGAGAACAAAACCCTGTCTTATATGGGATACTAAATACTTTTGGTGGTGTTCTTTTAAACACTAGTTTTAATGTGTCAGGAAAACCTATTTTAAATTCACTTGAATCAGCAATGACAGTCCTGAACGAAACCGAACTGGATTGCGTTGTTTGGTACGATGGCGAAAATTATAATCTATATGAAAAAAATGTGGATCTATAACGAAGAAGAATTTAACCCCGAAGAAAACGATATTGAAAAATATCAGGGGTTTGTATACATGATAGAAGAACAATCAACTGGTATGAAATATATCGGAAAGAAGTTTTTCTGGAAACCTAAGACCCTCCCCGTTACAAAAACCCGTAAAAGAAAGAAAAAAACCATCGTAGAATCTGACTGGCGTAATTACTACGGCAGTAACAAAACACTCTCTGAGCGAGTCTCAGAAGCGTCTACGGACGAATATAAGAGGACTATACTGCGTTTGTGCAAGTCTAGGGGAGATTGTGCGTATTACGAGATGAGAGAACAACTTTTAAATAATGTTCTGTTGAAACCTAACGAATACTACAATGCGTTTGTAGGAGGGAAGATACACAGGAAACATTTGACTATTGACTAGAAGTTTAGTAGAATAAAGCTTAATGTTTCAGGAGTCAGTACATATGTTATTTGTATATATAATTGTATAGGAGATATAATGAAGAAGTACGAAGTGTTTGAAATATTAAATAAATTTGAAGAAGCAAAATCCAGGAAAGATAAAATTTCTGTGTTAAGAAAATATGATATTATGCCTTTAAGGGACGTATTACAGGGAACGTTTGATGACAATATTGTGTGGAACCTACCTGAAGGAGAACCTCCTTACAAACCACAAAGACCTGAATCAGTCCCATCAACGTTACTCAAACAACACATGAAATTTAAATTTTTTGTGAAAGGATTGTTTGACAGCGAAAAGTTAAAACCACTTAAAAGAGAAAGCATGTTTGTTTCCATGCTTGAAGCAATTCACCCAGAAGATGCTAAAGTCTTAGTGTCTATGATAAACAAAAACCCACCCGTGAAGGGATTGACTAAAAAAATAGTACAGGAGGCATACCCAGACTTGATCCCTAATTAATAATGTGAACTAAACCCCCAACCGATAACAAAGAGAGAATTGCCTATGGTAGTAAACCAAATAGAACGTTTAAAGAAAGACTCTAGGGAACTTGGACATTATATTCACAAGTTAAATAAAAAGGGAAACGAAGCAGCTGCATATAGAATGGTTAAGAAACAAGCATTCTTAGACGCTGCCATTAATCAAGTCACGAGGGGGTGATCCTTATCTAATCGGATCCCTCTATTTTGGGGGGATCCACTTTAGGATATTATATATAATGCCAACATACGATATGAAAAACATTAAGACCGGTGAAATAAAAGAGATGTTTATCTCGATTTCAAAAAAAGAAGAAATGCTCGCCAGCGGAGAATGGGAACAAAAGATTCTGTCACCCACTGCGCTTGTGACTCACACAGGTAACATCGTCAATAAAACATCTGGTGATTGGAAAGACCTGTTGAAAAAAATAAAAAGAGAATCCGGTGGTAACAGCGGGTTAACTACTCAACAAAAACAAAAGTACGGTTTACAAGACAACACCATCAAGACATGAGAAAGCAATCACAACAAATGCCTCCTATGAGGACTGCCATGCCCGACATGAAGATTCGTCTGGATCAAATGGAAACTATCACGCCCATTACTCCGCATCAAGAGGATGCATGGCAGGGTTGGCGTGATGGTGATCATCTTGCACTCACTGGTACTGCCGGCACAGGTAAGACGTTTCTTGCCATGTATCTTGCACTCGAAGAGGTGATGGACAAGAGCACACCATTTGAGACATTACACATCATTCGGAGCGTTGTACCTACCCGAGAGATGGGTTACTTGCCTGGTACTATTGAAGAGAAACTCAACGCATACACAGGACCATATCGTGCTGCTGCTACTGAGTTATTCAACGACCCGAAAGCATATGACAAACTGGTACATAATAATTATATCACGTTTGAGTCAACCTCATACATAAGAGGTGTGACGTATGATAGCAGTATCATTCTGGTAGACGAGATGCAGAATCTAAACTTTCACGAGTTAGATTCTGTTATCACACGAGTGGGTCAAGCAACCAAGATCGTATTTTGTGGTGATTACTATCAGAGCGATTTCAAACAAGAGAAAGACAAGAACGGTGTAAACCAGTTTTTAAGCATCCTAGACAACATGAAGAGTTTCACGCATGTTGAGTTTGGGTGGGAAGATATTGTACGAAGTGATTTTGTTCGTGACTATATAATGACAAAAGAATGGATGGGAATCAGGTGAAAATAGTAGGGTTTGCGCAACTTCATAATGAACTTGCTAAAAACAACCTTGAAAATTTTATGAAGTCGATGCAAATAATTTGTGATGACATTTATATTTTTGATCAAGCATCGACCGACGGTAGTACTGAATATTATAAAAAATATAACAATGTGCATGTAATTTATTCAGATACTAATAGGTTCGCCGACGAAGCGTCTTGTAAACAACAGTTGTTAACTTTAATAAAAGAAAAAGAAAAACCAGGAACATGGATTTTCTGGATGGACGGTGATACTGTACCTGAAAGAAAAATGCTTGATCAAAAATATTTAAGAGATAAAATTCAAGAAGCGGACCGACAAATGGTTGACGCTATTATCACTGGACATTACAATCTTTGGCGAAGCGATTTGTTTTATAGAGTGGATAATAAGTACCACCATATTCATACTCGCAAAGATGGAAACACGGCGTTCTGGAAACTGTCAAAAAATATAAATTTTATTGCAGGTCGCGGACTGCATAAAAAACCATACCCTCTTGGAATAGAACATGCAAAGAGGGAAGAGTTCTCTCTAATACACAGAGGGTTTGCTACCGATTATCAAGTGATCACTCGATACAAAACTTATAAAGATAGAGGACAAGTTGGAGACGACCTTGAGCGGTTGTTGGACGAACAGACACTAGACGTTATAAAACTTGATCCGAATATGTACCCCGAATGGATTGAAGTTTCTCATGAGAGTCCAGTAAACAAGAAACCCGTAAGAGAGATATATAACGAAAGCAGAAAACCTTGTGGATGATTTAAAGTGAAACTCTCAAATTCTCCCAACGGTAATTTGCAACGCACCATTATAGGATGCAAAATACACGCTAAACATTTGAAATTAAAACAGGAAAAATAGAATGCCTATTGAAAAACCTATAATTAATTGGGAAACAGGTGTGTTTTGGTGTGGATCTATTGAGGATCATAAAGAATGTATTACGGCTGAAGTAACCTATAAAGCGTATTCAGGCAAAATGATTACTAGGCGAATTTATGTTTCTAAATGGTTGTATCAAGGATACCGAAGTAAAGACGATGGTCTTGAAAATTTAATAGATGATACTTATCAGTTTATTTTGGATTCTAAACCGGAAGATTATATTATTAGATATGACACAACTTATGTTAATGATGCCTCGAGGTATACCATAAGTACGATTCGAGAAGCCAGCTCCCCTCAAACCATATCAACTAGCATTATAGATATTTTGCCTGATAAAAACTATTTGTGGGTAGCCAAAATAAAAGCCGTCGATCAATTAAAACTTGAAAAAGAAGATCCTGAAAAATGGCGGTTAATTCATGCATTAATTAATGCTGATGATGTCGATGATGTCGATGCAAAATTTAAGGAGTGTTTGAGAAATGACTGTTGATATATCGTTTGCTGTTGGTCATGACTCGGGCGCATGTTTTTTCGATCATGATACAAAACAATTTAAAATTATTGAAATAGATAAAGTTTTACAAAGAAAATTTTGGAGATATGATACAAGTGCTAATTACATAAAAAACGAAAGATTTTTTGTAGAAATTATACGAGATAAAGCGGTTGAAGCAGGCATAGATTTATCTGATGTAGGAACCGT